GATGACAAGTTACCTACATCTATAATGCCATTTTTCAGTTTGCTTAGTGTTGATTTGTGAACGCCTGTATCTTGCCATATTCGATAGTTTGTAGGATTAGGCGCTAGTATCAGCGCCATCACCTTTTTATCGTCGTTCATGTTATTCCTCATCTCCTTTGTTTTTGTTGTTATCTTAACTACACCCTTAGTATATCATGTTAGTTTCAATAATGCAACTATATTTATATAAATAATTAAAGTTTTTTTCAAATAAAAAAGCACCCACAACTAAGTGAGTGCATAAAATTAATATTTAACGATGTACGTGTCAAACCCTGCTTTTTCAAGCTGTTTCGCTAGTCTGTCAGCGTTATCTTTGCTACTGAAAGCACCCGTTTGAACGCGATATAATTCTTTATCTTTCTTTTTTAACTTGCCGTATTCAGCGATTTCATCAGCGATCCCATAACCAATTTTCTTTAACATGTTATCATCACGCATGACTTTAATATCTGTTGTGGAATCCATGAATCCTAATTCTGGTAATACGGCTGTCATGTTTGATTCTCGTAACATATGAAAGTTTGCTTTCTTTGTGCCACGATTACGTAACCCGTTAATAGAAACAACGCGATCATTAATCATTTTAGCTAACTTTTCTGCTTGTGGTAAATTCGCTGTGTATGAATATGTTTCTGTTCCACCCCACGAACCCCATTTGCCACTGTTTGCGTTATGGTGAATTGATACAAGAATATCCGCTTTAGATTTGTTAGCTTTGTACGTGCGCTCATTTAAAGGGACGTCACGCTTACCTGTCGGGTCGTCTAGTCTAACGATACTAACATCTTCATAATCGTTCAATCGCTCTGTAATCGCTTTGACAACCTTGTTATTAAATGACCATTCGCGTTCTCCGTCTGGTGTGCGTTTTCCTGGTGTATTTAATCCATGTCCTGCATCTAATGCTACTCTCATGTTATTTATCTCCTTTCAAAACTTTATCCGCTTCCTGTGCTTTCGTTGTGACACTGTTATTCTTCCACGTTCCCCAAGTAGCGATGACAACCGTTAACAACACGCTCACACCGTCATTAATCTCTGTGTCATCAAATGGTAGCAATTCAAAATTAAATAGCTCACGCGCGATCAAATTGACGAATACAAGTAACATACTGATTAAGCGAACCCAAGTGGATTTCGTTACACCTTTTAAATTCATTGATTTTCCCTCCACGTTTCAAGTTTTGTTATTCTGACTTCGTGATTATTCAACTTCTCTGACCCTTTGTTCAAGCGCTCTTCTGTTTTTTGATTAGCTTTGCGCATCTCTTTTTGTGTGTAGTCCATGTTGTCATTTAATTTACTAATTTCATAGTTTAGATTAAGTAGTGTTGTGTTAAGATTTTTTGCTATTTTGTAAAAAGCGACAACCGCACTAATCATGATACCGGCAATGTATAGACTGTCTTTAATTGTTGTTAAGTCCATATTATCACGATTCCTGCTCGTCTTTTTCTTCTTTCAAGATACGTAGTTCTTCTGTTAGTATCGCTATCTTGCGGTTTGCTTGCGCTAGTTGCTGAGCATATTCGTTTGATAACGTGTTTAATACGTTGTTGATGTCGTAGTTCATTCGTAGTCCTCCCTTTTAAAAATCAAATGTGTCATCGAAATTCTCTAACTCTAATTCTTCGACTCTAATGCCGATGTAGATATCTTCTCCACGATCGACCGGATTTAACTGATAAACAGCATGCGTTTGTTGGTCAAAATCTGGTATCTGCTCATACGTAATTGGTTTGTAATCTTGCATCATATGGTTGCTTGTTTGTAATTCTCCGTTGATTAGCTTGCCGTATTTTGGCATTAACACTCACTACCTTTCTGCATAATTCTATTGTGATAAATGGACTGACGTACTTATTGTAAAACGTGTAGCTATTCGTTCTCTTTATCCATCCCCAGTAACTCACAACAGCGGATGCATCTTTTTCATTTAAGTAACCTTTTCTGATGATTTTCTTAACTCGACGTCTTATTTTAAGCGCGTTTCTCTTTCTCAAAATTGTTTTATCTCTGAAAAATCGCACGCCTAGAAAGTCAACGTCTCTGCATGCTGTTCGAAACACTTGCCAATTCTTTTTAATGCTTAGTTTAAGCCTAGCTAGATAGTTTTTTATCATCTTGTGCATCTTGTGTAATTTTCTTTTGTTTGGACCGAAAATCACTAAGTCATCCACGTAACGCACATAATAAACAGCTTTTAACTTTTCTTTGATGTAGTGATCCAGGCCTTGTAAAAAGAAATTTGAAAACCAAGGCGACGTATAGTAACCGATTGGTTGCCCGTCGATGCTGTCGATTATCTTAAAAATAAGGTTTAGACACTTTTTATCTTTGATTTTCTTCTTAAAACACGCTTTCATCAAATCGTTGTCGATGGAGTTATAAAACTTTTTAACATCCATCTTAAAGCAATATTTTGTGTTCTTTCTGTCATTATTCATCCATTTTCTCACCACCTTTTGACCAAATGACGTTCCTCGTCCCGGGATACTCCCGCACGAATAACGATACATCCCCTTCATCAAAATTGGCTCTAACACCAACATTAACGACCAATGTATGATTTGGTCCGGATAAAATTTAGGTTTGTATATCTTTCGTTCTTTCCCCGTTCCCGCATCCTTAATTGTAGTGATTTTGGGTTCGCAAGGGATAAAGTCGTCATTGATCAACATGTTTCTAATTTGATTAGCGTAGAAATATTCGTTATCCAGGATAGCGATAACTCTACGTTGTTTTTTCTTACCTTTGGACGCTTTATGAATTGCTAATTGTATATTGTCTATTGACGTTATTTTTTCAAACAAGTAACCAAATCTTTTCAAAGAGTTTCTCCTTTTTTCTTATTAACCTCACGGATTTTCGACTTTACTACTAGTCCGTGCTCTTTGTCGGTCTAATTTTCGCCAAGTGGCGCGGAATGAAAGATGCAATAGTAATTACTGCATTCTCTTTAATAAGAGGGCGCCCGCCGATATTGACATTCGCATTCGAAGACGTATTATTCAGATTCCATAAGAACAAACCGGCATTCGAACCATTATTCCAATTGCCACCGAATTGCGCGAGCTTGCATCTTCCATCCCAAAACCTTAGGGGGGAGTACTCCCCCCTATCCCCCCTTAAGAGACTTTCTTAAGAAGGCGCCCGCCGATAAGGACAAACGCATACGAAGACGTAATATACAGATACCAGAAGAACAAACCGGCAGTCGAACCATTATACCAAGAGCCACCGAAAAGCGCGATTCTCGCGCCTATCGATTGATAATAGTTATCTGCATAATATGTTGTCGTTCCTCCGCCAACAGAAATCGGTAGTGCTGCGTACGGATGTGTCGGATCATGTCCTAAATCTGTTACGTATCCGTTTGTAGCCGAATTTAAATAGCTGACTTTTTTGTACGGCTCCGCAAACACATTACTCGCATAGAGTTTCGCGTTTTCGCACGTCCACGTCTGATGATCTGTAAAATTAACGCCGTCAACGAATTGATAAATGTCGCCCCACGGCGATTCAATCCCTCGATAATGACAAGGTGTTTTTCCGTTATTCGATTTGATAGCGCCACTCGTCGCCAAAACATTGCGACTAAATCCATTCTTCCAGCCGGTGTTATAAACAAAATTTCCGACGCTAATATCAACAGGATCGCCGCTAAATTCGATGGCTTGATTTTCAGCGTCGTATACTGTGATAGCTGTGATTTCTCGACCGTAAAAAATTTGATTACCGCCGCGACTCGTACCGATTGAGATGGGATCACCAACGCTAAAAGCGCTTGCTGTTGCATTTGATACGATCGCGCGATTTGTTGATAGTTCTTCAATTGTCACAACGTGAGATTCCGAGTAATTTCCTGCAGTAAAACCTGGCATAATAGACTGAGAGTGTATTGTTGCAAACTCAACAGTAATTAACGTCTGTAAGACATCTACAGCGTGTATGTCTAACTGTTGATAACCAGTCACGCCATTTGCTTCATCGTTGTTTGCTGTTGCTAAAACTCTAAACTGGACAATATTTTTATTGATTAACGGAAACTTGTCTGGCTTAGATTCCAGTTTTCCATCTGCACTTTCGGAGCCTTTGTACTTACCGAAATCAAAGTAATCAAGTTCAACATTATTGTCAAAATCCCAAAAAACAAATGGTAAGT